ATATTATGTATTGGAAAATGTTTAAGTTTGTAATTTATTGATTTTATTCTTCTTCGTCTTTATGCGAAATTTGCCATTTTTTCTTGATTTACCGCCTTTATTAGCCATAGTTTCTGCCATTTGATTAATTGATGTAAAACCATTCTGTGGAATATCTATATTATTGGAAGATATGTTTTGAGTCACTTTATCTGTTATAAAATCTACTACTGTGTCAATCGCTTTTGTAAGTTCTTCTTTACTGTCTTTTGCTTCATCCTTATTACCAGATGGTTCTGACACTACAATTTCTGAAGGGGTTTCTAGTTCATCCTTATTACCAGATGGTTCTGACACTACAATTTCTGCAGAGTTTTCTACTTCATCCTTATTACCAGATGGTTCTGACACTACAGTTTCTGCAGGGGGTTCTACTTCATCCTTATTACCAGATTTTATAGTTTCTTGTATATTTTCTATTTCATTTGTTGTAGTCGAATCATTAATAACATCTTTTTCTGGGTCGGAAGTTTCCAGATATTCATTTACTAGAGGCACTGGTTGGGTTTCAAATTCTCTTATGTTTTGGTTATTATCTTGTAATTTTTCTTTAGGAAATGATACTTCGTCATCTCTAATTTCTGTGTTACCGCCACGTAGTTTTTTATAGTCAACCCTTTTTAAAGTTTTCCTAGCCAAATTTAGTTTTTGTTTTCTTCTAAATGTGTTACGTTTGTTTGAAGTTTTTCTTTTTTTTATTTTTCTTACACTTTGTCTTTTTTTATTATATAATTTTGATATTTTACCTTTAGTTAATTTCATTTCTATATAAATTAATTGATATTTTTATTTATATATACGTATATTAATGAGTACAGAAAATATAAATATATCAAGAGATAATGTACAAGGTAAATGTGATTTAAAATGCGCATACAATTTTAATTATTCTGAAAGTAATTGCACCGCTAAAAATAATGGTGTAATGATTAATTTAACATATGATAATAGAAGTACATCTCCTGTATTGTATAATAATCAAAAATATAATGTTTCAGGAATTATGATAACTAGTCCATCTGTTCATAATTTTAATGGCAATAAAGTGGCTGCTGAAATTGTAGTTGAACATAGTGGTGTTCTAGGCGGCCCACAATTATTTGTGGCAATACCTATTATTTCTTCAAGTAACTCGTCAAGTGGGTCAAATCTTATAAAAGAAGTAATAGAATCCGTAGCTACAAATGCACCACGTCAAGGTGATTCCACGAACTTAAATATTTCTGGGTTTACATTGCAGAACATAGTTCCAAACAAACCTTTTTTTAGTTATACTAGTTCAGATAAGAATGAATATATTGTTTTCGGAATATTAGAAGCCATCCCTATTAACAATAGTACTCTTACGAAATTAGGAAAAATTATAAAACCTTTTCCAGTTCCTATGAAAGGAAATGCCTTATTCTTAAATTCATCTGGTCCTAATACAACAAGTACCAATGGCAGCGATGGAATTTATATTTCTTGCAAACCAACGGGTTCATCTAAAGAAGAAACTGCTGTCGAATACACAAAAAATACACCTTCCTATGATTTGTCTAAATTATTAGATAATCCTATAACAATGTTAGTATTTCAAATTATAATTGGTTGTTTTATATTTATAATACTTTTTATATTTATTAGTTATGTATATAGATTTTTAACTAGTGGTTCAACGAAATTACCGAATGCAATTTCAAAAATATATTGAATAAGTGAATAAGTGAATAAGTGAAATAAGTGAATAAGCGAATAAGTGAATAAGCGAATAAGTGAAATAAGTAAATCAAAAAGTATTTATTTTTTACAATAGTTATTATTATAAACTTATCAAATAATAATTATTTAGTTTTTATTTATTGTTAGGCTGTTTAGTTACCATTTATTGGTGAAGCATCGTGTAAGTTATCCAATAATGGTTTATAGGAAGCCTGCGTGATGGAAAACCCAGCATTCATTACGGGTGCCATTTTTGCAACAACTTCTTGTTCTAAAGTATAAGGGAATTGGTTATACGCAGTAAACTGAGACATTTTCTTCTCTTCAGAAGGAGCAAATCTTTTTAAAGCGTCAGCCCCAGTTTTAATGGATGAACGTCTTATCAAATCAAAAGCCACCAACAAAGATAATATGGCTAAAATGGGATTTGCGTGCATAAATAAATAAACCACCGCCATAAATATAACAATTTTACCTACTAAAGAATCAACCATATTTGCAATAAGATCAGGTGTTTTAAAACCAAGTATCAAATATATAATAAATAATACTAGCAAAACTAGTTCACCTATATGTTCTTTTTTTAATAAACTAGAAAAAATCTCCATATATCATATTCATAGATTTTTATTTATACACTAATAAACTTTGGACAAAAGGGTATAAATATAATTTACTAAATAATAATAGTTTATGACAGAATTAAACACGTATTTAGGTCAAAAAGGATATACAATAAATAAAAGTGAAGTAACCATTGAAAAACAAAAACAAATAAGAAATGATTTAACAATTAAACCATTTCTTATTGGTTCTCCTGTAAATAACGAACAAAAAACCTTCCCTGCATATCGTGAATCTGGAAATAAGTTTTACGTACCTCACTATTATGGAGTTGAAAATTTTGGTCCTCCAAAAAAATACAAAATTTCTGAAGGGATAGACATCAATCTAGAGTTTGCAGGTATATTGCGCGATTATCAAGCGCCGGTAGTGAACAAATTTATACAACATTGCAAACATTCTAATTATGGTGGTGGTCTACTAGAACTTTATTGTGCTTGGGGAAAAACATCTGGGTCCTTGTATATATTGTCCCAATTAAAGAAGAAGACACTGGTAATCGTTCACAAAGAATTTTTGATGAACCAGTGGATAGAGAGAATCCAGCAATTTCTTCCTCACGCAAAAGTAGGAAAAATTCAGGGCGCTATTATTGACGTAGAGAACAAGGATATAGTTCTTTGTATGTTACAAAGTCTTATATCGAAAGATTACGATTCGGCATTATTTGAACAATTTGGGTTTACGATTATTGATGAGGTACATCATATTTCTAGCCAGTCATTCTCAAATTCACTCTTCAAAGTTGTTACAAAGTATATGTTGGGGTTGTCTGCAACTATGGAGAGAAAAGATGGTACTACGAATGTGTTTAAAATGTTTTTAGGGGATGTCATTTATAAAGCACAAAAGAAAAACGAGACTGCCGTAGAAGTGCGAGCAATAACCTACAAAGTAGATGACGATGAATTTAATGATACCATTTTGGATTTTAGAGGAAAACCACAGAATAGTTCAATGATTAGTAAATTGTGCGAATATAATCGTAGAACAGAGTTTATTATTACAACATTATGTGACTTTATTGCAGTAGATAGTAATGATGATATAAAAAATAATAATACAGAAGAAAAATACCAACAAACCGCTCTACAACATAAAAAGAATATGGATATGTCTGTTCCGAATTGTGAAATTTGCAACAAAAATAACAATTATCTAATGCGTAATACGTGTTGTGATACTGTAAAATATTGTATGAATTGTATAGACAATTTAGAATCGCAAAGTCAAATAACAAATAAAACACAAAAAAACAAAGAAAAAGACCAATCCGATAAAAAAAGAAAGGAGAGAACAAAGTGTCCAAATTGTAGAAAAGTTTTAAAATACGAGCAAAATTATATAGAAAACCCTTATGTAAAACCATTAGAGCAAACACATACAATTGTTATGTCTCACAATTTAAATGTATTACATTATATTTATAAAAAGTTTGTTTGCAAAAATTTAGCTAGTGTAGGTTATTATGTTGGGGGAATGAGCGAATTAGAACTGAAACAATCAGAGAAAAAGCAGGTTATTTTAGCTAGTTATTCTATGGCGCAAGAAGGCCTAGATATATCCACGTTAAATGCACAATTTTTAATCACCCCGAAGACGGATATTGTTCAGATAGTAGGAAGAATTTTACGTGCTAAACACGCATTTTCACATCCAATTATTTATGATTTTGTTGATTCACACGATGTTTTCCAAAGACAATGGTTGAAAAGAAAGGCTTATTATAAAAAAGAAAATTACAAGATTATAGGAACAAACAGTACTCATTATACCCGTGTTTCGAGTAATTGGAAAATAATATACGAACCAAAATCAGATACACCTATATGTAATACGAGTAAAAATGTAACACAAGAAAAAATAATAAAAACAACAAAAAAAACAGCATCATTAAAAAGCAATAATTCAACAGATAAAAGTATTACAAATGACTCTGACATAGAAGAAGATGATTGCGATGGAGAATCAGATAAACCTAAAGATAAATATTTACCAGGTAAATGCTTATTATCATTCAAAAAATAAACCAATAAATAAAAATAACTCAAAATATTTTTATAAATATTAATTTATATAAAAATATTTAATGACCTCTTGAAGGTGTTCCGGTATTTGTATAGTGATTATAGTTGTCTACTGCATTATTAGAAACTACTATAGGTGGTGGATTTGCAAGGGCTAATTGACTTGCGGGCAACACACCTCCTACAGAATAGGATAAACTAAAGGGTTGGTTATTTTGATATTGAGAATAACCGCCACGTTGTCTATGACTACGTTTTTTGCTATGTGAGCGTCTTCGGTGGTTTGTTTTCTTACCTCCCGCTAAACCTCTAGCTAATGAACGACCTCTAGAAGCCATTCTAGTACGAAGTCTATTTTTTAAACTCGCCATCTTTCTACTGCCGTGTTTCATTTTCTTATACTTTTTAGTGATATTTTTAATTTTTCTTTTAAGTTTTTTTGCGCCGCCTTTAAATAATTTTCCTGCCGCAGCATCAATATTACTTTTTGCACCTGCTAAAGCAGACCCCCCTGGTACTTCATTGCTTCCAAAATTTGCAGGACTATGGGAGTTATCTTTATTTACAAACGCACTATTTACATTACTAAATGGTGATAGTTGTCCATACCCAAGATTAGAAGCACCTGACATATACTATATCAATATAATTTATTGTATGTGGTTTTATTATTATAACTGTTTTTATTGTAGTTTGATTTATTGTAACTTATTTTAGTATAGTTCGGAGTATTTGTACTTTTGTAATTGCCTTTATTTTGGTTATATTTTATGTACAAATCCCTCAATTCTTGTAAAGATATAATTTGGGATTTGTCTTCCGACAACTTTATAGGACACCATTTTTTAAATTTATGGTTGAATTGACAAACCATTTTATACGATTTATTTAAATGAACAAATTTTCCAATGTTTTCATTTTCAAATTCATTTTCATCGTCACTTTCTTCTAATGCATCCAAATTGTCGTTTTCTTTTATAACTCTAAATAATTTATTCATCAATACACTGGTTGAATAATCTGGTATATGAGCGATCCCGTGTTTTTCTTCTTGTAACTCCTCATTTAGACAATATAAATCATAAATATCGTCTTGAATATCTGGACGAATTAAAAATACTATTTCACTTTTAGTATTAAATCTTTGCAATTTATTTTGACTAATATTTGTATTTGTATTTGTATTTGTATTTGTATTTTGAGTAATATTATTTTCTGGAAAAATTTGTAAAAATTCATTTATTGATTGTAAATTATTCTTTTTAATGTTATTTATGTCACTATCTTTATTTTTAACCTCAGGATGTTTATATGTATTATAATTCATAAATAAAAAATTATTCATTCTACTAAATAATTTGAACTGAATCGTATTAATTATATAACTAATATTAGGAATTTTTTTGTCTAATTCTTCTAAATTCTTGCATATTATTGGTAATCCAAAAGTAATATTTGATATATTTTGTATATTAATTAAATTTAAATAATCCTTTAATAAGGCGTTTATTTGTATTAATTTATCCCCCCAGTTCATTCGGTTAATAAAGAGACCTTTGTAACTAAATATATCTTCAATCGTAAAAAACGTGTGATTACAATTATTAAAAAGAGTACCATAAATAATTGTTCCTTTTGTAAGGTCTAATGAATAGTCGTTGTATTCAATTTGAATATCGTAGATTTGTTTATTCTCTTTTAATTTCATAATTAAACACGCGTTTTTATTGTGAATACGTGTAAACCAAATAAAACATTTTATTCCTTTTGGTATGACTTCTATATAATCTGAATGATAAACCTTCTTATAAACAATATTTTCATAAGAAAGTTTTATGTTTGGAAATGTTTTTAATATATTTTGCTTATTTTCTACGGTTAACATTTATATTATATAATACAAAATCTTTATATTGTTTCATAATTTGAAAATGAATTATAATTAGACATAGAGT